TGTACCTCCAACTCCTTAATCGTGTTTTTAAGTTCAAAATAATTCTTAATTTTATTCTTGTATTCAGATTTTAGATTTACACTAATTTCTGGATTAGAATCCTTATATTTTTCCTTCACATATTTTTCTGCTGCAGCAGACCCATCAAGTGGGGGCGGCACCTTTTTAACTATGGAGTTTTCCCAAAAATCTTTTTCCGCATTTACAATCATTTCTATAAGTTCTTCATCCCTATCTACCTCTTTATAAAGGAACTTTTGCCCACCTATTAAAACAGCTATAAATGCTTTTTCATATCCTGTCACTGCTAAATAATGCATGACTTGTACTAAATAGCTTGCTGGTACCTCTTCAGAGTCCCACTCTTTGGCTCCAAAGGCGTTTACTGTTTTGCATTCAAGTAATGACTTTTCCCCTACTATCTCTCTGTCTAAATTAGCTGTCATAAAAGGATATTCGATACTTTGAAGTATTGCATTTCTTCTCCTGACCTTTTTACCTGCTCTCTTTGAAAATTCCCTTGCAACAAGGTCTTCCAGTTCAGTTCCCCAGTAAGCAGCTTCACTCTGCTCACTAGGTTCATTTATTTCTTGAGTTTTATCCATATATACTTGAAATGGTGTTCTCCATCTGTTTACTCCAAGGATTGCTCCAGCATCAGATCCACCAATACCCTGCTGCCTGCTTCTTAACCATTCTAATTCCGTCATATTTTTAGTTTTTGCTAATACTTTATACAATCTCCATCCCTCCATATTTGATTTTCTCCCTATCCTATAGTAGAATAGGGATAGATTTTTAAATTTCTCTAGTCCTTATAATTTCGTGGTGGTTACTATAAGGGCTTTCTTTTTTATTTCTAAACTTATTAGCACTAGGGCATGTACTCCAATGTGGCATATATCCTATTCTTGTTGATTCACTAGGATTACCCTCAAATTCACATGTCACTACTTCTCCATTCTTTGTAACGACTTTCCCTTTTGTTCCTTGCTTTTTCCAATACATTACTGGTTTCTTATCACATGGCATGTTCTTACCTGATTGAGTTTTTATCCATATAATTTCAGCTCCACATGCTTTACATTTAGCCATATCCTATCCCTCCAATAAATTTCTAACTTGTGATCTTGTAATAGTGGCAATATCCTGCGTTACCGTCTCCCCTGTTATCTTGCAGTAAACCTCATCTCTATCAATACCTGCGCAACTTTTATTTCTCTTTTCACAAGCTTCAGGACAACCTCTTTCTTTTTCTTTACAGTAGATACAACATAAATCACCTTTTAGTCCTAATGGACAATCACTTAAAGGACAAAGCATTTTTTATCACCTTCTTTAAAATATTAAGATATTCCCGCATTCACATTTTATAGAAGCATCTTCATTACAATTATCTGTTTTAAATTCAATTCCTTTTTTATTAATAACAAGCTCTCTAAATTTCCATTTCTTGTTCTTTTTATTTGCTAGCTGAATAACTTTGCCACATTTATTGCATTTAATAGTAAAACCTTCATTGCTCATTTAATCACCTTCCCATTAAGTCAAATTCTTCTTTCAATGAACTTCGTTCAAATTCTTCTATAACTTCATCTTCAAATTTAAGCATCATTTCTTCTCTACAATCTCTACATAATGTAATTGAAATAATTCCCTTTTTAGTTGCAACGCTAAGTATCTTAACATTTTTATTATTATCACATATTGAACACTTGCTACACTTTCTACTTCTCTTTATTTTTACAGATTCTTTCATTTAATTTCCCCTTTCTAAAAGTCTTCATTTCTAAGCTTATTTGCTTCTTTCAAAAGCTCTGGATTTTCATATATATTTCCTATAACCTCAAAATCATAGTCGGTTAAATCTTTCAATTCATCAAATGCACTTGCTCCTTTTTCTCTAACAATCCACTTTAATTCTTCTTTGCTCCACTCTACTATTTCATCTTCTTCTACTTTAAAATTTCCAAGATATTTATTATTTATATCAGTTTTCCAATGTATAATGTCTCCTTCGTATATCTCTACACCATTCTTATCTCTGATGCCTGTATATTGCATTAAAATTACATTATCGCAACCATTTTTATCTCCGTAATTAAATCCTTCATCAACAACCTTTTCTTTTTGCTTGAATCTGGCAGAAACATACGTATACTGTACATTGCTATATTTAATATAATTTACTTCACCCATTCTTTTCTCTAACTTATCCCACGCTCTAAATTTAGTCTCTCTTTGCATCCTTCACACTCCTTTTGCAAGCAACCTCTAAAAGTTCCAATCCTTCTTGTAACAACTCCTTAAGCAATTTATTCTCTTTCTCTAATTCAACCATTTTCTTAGTTTTCATCATTCAACCTCCCTATACATTTACACCAAGTAGCAACTACAGAATGTCCTCTAACAGATCCAAGAAAGTAACTTGCAACTATCGGTTTAACTTGTCCACCATTTAAGCTATTAACCCATTCTTTATGCTTTTTATAATCCTTTCTTCCCATGTCCTGGATATATTTTTTCTTAGTAAATGTATATTTCAATCCAGGTGTAAATCTTTTACTCATTTTCTCTCCTTTCAAATTACATTTACCAGATAAATAACAACTAAAATCAACAATATAAGTGTCCAGCCATTAGATTCTCCTTTAACCATTTCTATAAAGTCTTTTACCACTAATGCAATAGTAACTATCAAGCTATATATACCAAGTATCATTGCTCCTGTTGGCGTCATACTTTTACCCTGCTTCTAATTGGAGTTGTTGCTGCTTTTTCTGCATCCCACCCTAAGTTATTAATTCGATTTTTAAAAGTATTTAAACGAATCCCATTTTCTTGTGCAATTCTTAAATACCCATCATACTTATGTGGAGTTGCTTTTCTTTTAACTTTAGGGGGAGTAGTAGCCGCTCTAACTTTATCCCAACCTAGTCTATAAATTCTACTTGTGAAAGTTCCTAATGGGATATGATTTTTAATTAAAAGTTCCATAAGTTCTGGTGACCATGTATCGTGTCCTTTTACTGGAGTATTAATTGCTCTACTTTTGCTCCAGCCACTTCTTCGTATTCTGTTCTCTAATGTACTTCTACATATGCCGTTTGCTTCTGCCTTCTCATATTCTTCTGGAGTTATATACCAGCTATAATCCATGCTTCATTCCTCCTTTTTCCTCCATAGCTCCTATTGCAGTATCTTTCCATAAATCATATTCATGTTGTGTTCTCTCATCATATAGTCCAAAGGCTCTATAACAACGATAGAAACTATCTTTTAAAATTTTTATGATGCCTTTTAATCCCTCCACTCTAAATCCTCCTTAGTTTTACATATTTTCCTAAAGGTTTTTACATTATTTTGTAGAATTATCACCTAGAAAGGTGATGATACATATGAAAATCAATTTTACTTGTAACAACTGTAGAGAAACTTTTTTTGTAACAGATAAAAATATTTCTCAAAAATCAAAAGTTGTTTGTCCTAACTGTGATACCGAGTTTCCTGATGAAGCTTTAAGTAATTTAAAAATAGCTATAGAATCACTTGATAAAGCAAATAAATCAGTTACAGGTTTTAATGAGTTAGGAGAGGATATTACTACTTGGAAATTTTCATTCACAGATTAATTCTGTTGTTTCCAGGGTATACAATTTTCAAAATCAAAAGATATTTCTGTAAGAATTTCTTTACATTGACCTATTGTAAGATTTTTCATAGCAAAAAGATGAATTATCTTTTGCTTGATTTCACGTTTTTCAACGTATTCTACTTTTTCTCTAGGTTGCTCTTGAACTGATACTTCTGGAGCAACTCTTTTTTTATCATCCATCTATTTCACCTCCTAAATTTGATATTCTTTGAATGGTTTAATATAGCAATAGTGTAATTTAAATTCCTTAGTTTCAATATTTTCTTCAATTTCAAATTGCAATTGTACTTCCTTGAAATCATAAGTATCTAACTCAACTATTTCTGTTTTTCCTTTGTAAAAGTATAGAACCATTTCTCCCGTATCAGGGTTTTTACATGCATTTAAATGATCTACTAAGGTTGATACACTTAATGCATCTGTAGTAAGCAAGCAACCATTTTTTATAAGGTTATTAATCTGCTTAACTTCACCTTCAACTTGGAATATATCAAAGCAATCTCTAAAAGTATAAACTTTTGTATAGTTGCTCCAATTTGAGCTATCCATTCATTTCACCTTCTTTCATATAGCTTGTACACTAAATGCATTAAACTGCTTTCTCCTTAACATCCTGTTCTATAACTGGTAATATCCCATTTTCTTTTAACAAGTCATAAAGAAACAATCTGCCTTTCTGTGTCCATTTGGTGTTCATTTTTACATCTGGTCTACCATCTTTATGGACAATATCAGTGGTTTGTGAATGAGTATATCCTTTGCCCTTATGCTGTGAATATAAAAGCCATTGTCCACTTTGCTTGTACTGTACTTTTAAATCATGTAACAATTTATTCATTGCTACACCACTCAATCCATAATCTGCGGCTATTTGAGTTATAGTAACTAATCCTGGGTTTTTAAGAATTGAATCTGTATAATCTGCCTTTGGCTTAAGTTCTCCTATCAACTGATCTTTTTGTCTGTTAGCAAGTAATAATTTTTGCTTTTCTTCCTGTTCTGCAATCCATGCTTTAGCTCTTTCTATTGGGTCTTCTATCATATAGCTATCTTTAGGACATTTAAGCTTTTCTTCTAGCTTATTAATATACTCAATAGTTTTATATCTTACATAAGCTGATTCACTATTTAACATTTGAAGCATTCCATCACGGTTAAGCTCAAAACACGGCTGTTCTTTGTTCTGTGAATTAACATATGACGACTGCGAAAAATTTCCCTGTCCTTCTAAGCCTAGATTTTTCAGTATTTCAACTTCTTTTCTGATTTTCTTCATAAAATCATTATGTTGTAATTCTGCGTTATTACCTTCTTCCTTTCTAAAATCATTAATAATATCAACAAGCTCTGTGGATTTAATTTTTGATGGATTTGAAATAATCATTAAGTTGCTCACTTTCTCATCTCCTTTGTTCTAATTTTTTATAGGTTTTTCAGTGCTACTAATTATTCTGTCTCTTTAATTTCACTGTTTTTTAAATCTTCAATACATTTAAGTATTTTGTCCCTATTCAAATCACAAAATAGTTTTGTAAATCTTCTTTTTGCTGCTGGAATTTCTTCTGGATTTAAAACTACTATTTTTAATCTCTTCCTTTCTTTTTTCATAGATAACCTCCGTTTAAAGTGCTACTATCATATTATTCAAATAAGTAACTTTTGGTTACTTATAGATTAACTTGTCTGTTCTGCCTTTTCTTCTGTAGCAAATAAGTATTCAAGACTAGCTTTAGGGAACAATGTATTTTTAATTTTTAAACTATCAAACCATGAAATATTAGTCTTTCCATTAATATAGTTTCTAACTGTCTTTTCACTTACATTTAAAAGTCCTGCTATATCAGTTATTTTTATATTGTTTCTTGCCATTTCTGCTCTTAAGTTTGGGAACATTGTGACACTTCCTTTCTAAATGTTGAAATTTTTTACCATTCATGGTAAAATAGTATTTAAAGGGAGCTGATACCATGAATGGTGATACTACATCAAGGTTTGTTTCTGGTGACTGCCCTGTTCATCATTGCAAGAAGACTATCAAAGTTGATTATACTGAATTATCTACTTGTGGTAATCCTACAACCAGTTATGGAAAAGTCGGTTGTAAGTGTGAAGATAAAACAGACTCTTGCAATGAAAATCCTGAGGGAATGTGTCCTATATTTTCTAAATTGCCATTACAAACCATATTTTGATTAAGCCTTTGCTAATTTCTTAATCAACGCTTTTAAAAACTTCTTTTAAGAAATTAGCATCGCCTACTTCTTTTCTAAGATCGGATATAGGGCTTATTTCTATTCCTGTTAGTTTTGTCATTATGCGAAACTGGTCATAAATATGGTAACGATTATTGTCATGGCAATCTTTTGCGTAGGGACAATAATATCCACATGCAAGTCGTTCAGTTGCTTTATGTTCCTTAAGGTCTTCCCAGAAATTAGTAAACTGCCACGCAACACAAAATAGGTCTTTTTGGTCTTCTCTAGTTAATTCAACTATTTTCTTACCGTCTTCCTTATTCTCTATTTTCATATTAAATAACCTCCTCTTCAAAATAGCTTGTCCTAATCAAATATAGACACTTGGTCGTATTTTCTATCTGCTTTTATAATCCTTATAGATTCATCAATGATATTAAGAGAATTTACTAAAATCTCAACAGGTATGTCTTCCCATTTAGTACCACCAAGTTTAATCAATACTCTTTGCTTTACTAGCTCGTACTCTTCATTGGCTCTATTGATGCCTAACCTTTTCTTTATATACTGTGATATGTTATATTTCTCTATGCTGGCAGGTCTATAATACTTAGAACATTTATTTTCTATTTCATTTATCTTATTAGCAACTATTTCATCTACTCTGCTTGCTATTTCAACTTTGATTGCATTGGCTAACTTTTGCTGTGATTTAACTTCTATTGAATACTCTCCTGTCTTCCTTATTTGTGGAAGTACATCACCAGTTACCCACATTCTAAACGGTCTTGCATTTTTAGCATGGCTCTCTAAACATAAGTCATAGAAGTTTTGCTCTTTTATCCATGTATTCTCAAAATCAATATCCTCTGTAATTTTCATTTTATTTGTGACACTTGGTGTCACACCAGTAATATCAAGGCTTTCACAAATATTTACTATCTTATCCTTTCTTAAATATATTGTTCCTTTACTGTTTGGCCTAGCATACCCTAAATTGAAACAAGTATCATATAAGTTAAACATTGGTTCATTGTTCAATAGCGCAATTCTTATCTTTCCTATCCCAACTTTTTCAAATGGTTTTAGTATTGTTATATTATCCAATTATTCTCACCTCTTTTGTATTTTTCCGTTAACGGATATTACAATATTATAATAGTTCCGTTAAGTAGAAAAGTCAAGCCTTTTTTTTAAAAACATTTTCCGTTAACGGTATTTTTCTATTGATTAATGATATCTCCGGTGGTATATTAAATAACGAGGTGACAAAGAAATGGGATTGGAAATTATTAATAAATTAAAAAAAGAAAAAGGAATAACATCAAAACAACTAGCTGAAATGTCAAATGTTCCTTTGGGAACTCTCAATAAAATTTTAACTGGAATAACTAAAGATCCAAAGCTTGAAACTTTAAAATCACTTGCAAAAGTATTGGGCTGTACTCTTGATGATTTTGATGATGAGAGTGAAAATAAAAATACCAACATCACATTAAATTCAACGGAAACTGATTTAATTAAAAAATATAGGAATCTTCCAGAAAACATAAAAGAAGATATTAGAGATTATATAGATATGAAGTACAATAAATTCAATGAACAGTGTGCCACTGTAGAAGATGATTATATAATTAAACGAGCCTAAAATATAATATACATAAAATGTAGAAAAAAATAGGAATAGAGGTATTATTGTACCTCTTATTATTATATAGAGAGGTGATTTTATGTTAAAGGTAGCAATATATAGTCGTAAATCTGTGGAAACAGATACAGGTGAAAGTATAAAAAATCAGATAACTATATGTAAACAATATTTTAAACGTCAAAATGAAGAATGTAAATTTGAAATATTTGAAGATGAAGGATTTTCAGGCAGTAACATAAATAGGCCTTCTTTTCAAAGAATGATGGAACTAGCTAAAATTAAGCAATTTGATATAATAGCCGTTTACAAAATAGACCGTATAGCTCGTAATATTGTAGATTTTGTAAACGTATATGATGAATTAGATAAGCTAAACATTAAATTAATAAGTATCACTGAAGGCTTTGACCCTTCTACTCCAGTTGGTAAAATGATGATGATGATATTAGCTTCTTTTGCTGAAATGGAAAGAATGAATATAGCGCAAAGAGTAAAAGACAATATGAAAGAGCTTGCTAAAATGGGACATTGGAGTGGTGGAACTCCTCCTAAAGGATATAAGCCAAAACGTATTAAAGAAAATGGCAAAAATATAACTCATTTAGAGCTTATAGAGGAGGATGCAAAAGATATAAAAGAAATATTTAAAGAGTATGCTTTAGGACTTTCAATGTATAAAATAAGCCAAAATTTTAAAGCTCAGGGTAAAAAATATCCCAATAAAACTATATCAAATATATTAATCAATCCGACATATTTAAAATCGACAAAACGTTCTGTTCAATATTTAAAAAACGAAGGATATACCGTATATGGTAAGCCTAATAATTGTGGCTTTTTGCCTTATAATCGTAGGCCTAAAACTAATGGCAAAAAATCATGGAATAATATAAATAAATTTGTTAGTATATCAATCCACAAGCCTATTGTAGATTTAGACTTATGGATAAAGGTTCAAGAAAAGTTAAAAGAGAAAACAGTTGCCCCTCACCCACACGAAAGCAGCTATTCTTTTCTATCTGGTGGACTTATAAAATGTAAATGCGGCGGACATATGCTTTTAAAACCAGGTGCTCCAAGGAAAAAAGTTCCTCAAAAATATTATTTTGTTTGCTCAAATAAATGGAATGGTATAGGATGCCCTAGTAAACATCTGAGAGTGGATTATGCCGAGGAAGACTTTTTACTTTTCTTAGAAAAGTTCTTAGATAAAAACTATTTAAGAGAATATCTAAGCCAATCTAATAATACTAAAATTGTAGGGCAAGAAACTAAATCTATAAATAAAAAAATTAAGTCAAACGATACCTCAATTAGTAATTTAATTGATAAGTTAGCCTTAATGTCAAATGAGGCTTCAAAATTGCTAATGGGGAAAATTGAAGAGCTAACTCGAATTAATAATAACCTGAAAGAACGTTTATTAGAATTACAAAGAGAAAAATTATTAAATGACTTAAATAAAAACAATGTAGATATATTATATAATAATATAAAAAAAATACTCAATACCCCAAATAATGATTTGAGAAGGACTTATATAAAAAGCATAGTAAAAGAAATAATATATGATTATGATACTGGTTCTTTAAATATTATTTTGCTAAAAACAGGGGTAATTTAAGCTGGTCTGGATGTGCAGTACAGTTAAAACAACCTCTATTTATATGAAGTTTATGGAAATAGATAAGCTCCAGCTTAATTTTAGGCTGGAGCTTTTGTTTACTATTTCTGTGGTTGAAAATCTACTTGATTTAATGACATTATTGTAATTATATCTCCCTCATTTAAATTTGCAGTTACCTGTTGTACTCCTCCTTGTCCTAAAACTTCATTTACTTTAGGCATACCATCTTTATAAACTACGAAGTTTCCAGAACCACTTTTAGGAGTTACTACATATCTTCCACTGCCAATGTCTTCTCCTACTACCCATCTGCCACTACATAATGACGTTGCTTTATACTCTGTAACAAATGCAGCTGTCGCAGGTTGAAAATGTGTTTTATTTATACTTTCTAGTTGAATTTGTTCACCTTTTACAAGTTTAACTCTTACTTTAGAAACTCCCATATTGTCTGCACTACCCAATACTTCATTCACTGTTAAAGTCGGTTCTGACGCATTTTGAATTATAAAATTTCCCGAGCCATCTGCTGGAGTTGCATCATATAGCCCTTCTTCTATATCTTTTCCTACTGTAAATGTACCTGCGCTTAAATCTGTTGCTTTTCCTTGAACTTGTCTTTGCTTAACTTCCTGCTGCTTAGTAGATGATTGACTTGCATTTTTACTATTAGAAGTTTTTGCATTTGATGCAGCATTATTTGATGTATTAGATTGTTTTCCACCTCCTAATGCTGATCCAATACAACCTAGTATAATAATTACAATTACTACACTTATTATTTTATGCTTCATAAAGAAATTTCTCTGATCTTTGCCGCAATGTGGACATTTTTTAACGCCTTTTGCAATATCAGCTCCACAAGCTTTGCACTTTGTCATATTTTTATTTTCCAATGTAAATCCCCCTTAATTATGTAATTTTAATTACATTGTAACAAAATATTCATATTTTGTCTATTTTGTAATAAAAAATAACTCTAGCTAAATTTAGACTAAAGTTTATACATTACTTCCAACATTTACACATATATTTATTAATTATAGTATGCTATTATATGTATAAAATTTATACGTATAATCAAGAGTGGTGAAAAATATGTTAGCGGATTGCACAAAAATAGAAAATAAAATTAAGTCATTAATTTATCAAGGTAGAATAAAAAATGAAGAAGATTTAATTAATGTCCCTATAAATTCACTTTATAAGATGTATGGTATATGTGTAAAAGATCTAATATGTTATAGTTGCTATAAAAGCAATGGCGTTACTTGTAAATATGGCTGCAATCCTGAGTAAATTAAGACTAAATGAGAAAGTACTAGCAGATTATATTGAATAAGTTTATTTTTAATGTTACTATTATTTAAAGATAACTCCATATCTTAACAAATATATAATAAAACCTGTGCCCTAATTTAAAGTACAGGTTTTATTATATATTTATTTTAAATTTTGTTCATACGCTTGAATCATTTTCTTAACCATATTTCCGCCTACAGAACCAGCTTCTCTAGAAGTTAAGTCTCCATTATAGCCATCTTTTAAGTTTACCCCAACTTCCCTAGCTGACTCTATTTTAAACTGATTTAATGCAGCTTTAGCTTGTGGAACTACTGGTTTATTACTATATGACATAGTACTCACTCCTTTTTATAGTAAACTTTACTGGTTATATTTAAAGTTTATACATTACTATAAAAATTACTCTAGGTAATTGAATGAATATTTAGTAATATTTATAAAAATAAATTAAACAATGAGCTCCTAACATTACATACACTATATATTCTTTAGGAGGATTTTCACATCCTTCCCATAACTATATTTTTGTTAGAAGCTAAATGTAATTATACTTTAATAATTTGTAATAATCAATTCACTGTATTTATGATCTCTACCACTATATTTTTCCACAAGATTATGATCCCTTTGAACTTCATCTATACTAAAATCTTTATACAGATCTCTTACAAAATCGCAATCATTATAAGAAAGAATAAACTTCCCTTTCACATTCTTTAAGCAATCACATAATCTCATATGGTCCTCTTTTGAAAACTTATTCTGGTAGTATCTTTCAGTACCATAGTATGGAGGGTCCAAATATATAAGTGCATCTTCTTTATCATATACTTTGAGTAAATCCTGAAAATCTTTATTTTCAATGACTACATCAGACAACCTCTCCTGAATATCCGTAAGATACTGAATCATGACATTAACATTTTTCTTTACACATCCATAGGATCTGTGGTCGCTTCCATAGCTTGTCTTAATCAGCATGAAGAAACGTGCTGCTCTCTGAATATCCGTCATACCTCTAGTATTATACTGGCTGACAAAATCATAAAATACTTCTCTTGAATTCAACATAAATGAGAGTTCCCTCTGCAGCTCCCCACGGTGAAATTTGACGCATTTAAATAAATTTACCAAGTCACCATTTGCATCATTGTATACTTCCATGTTAGCTAGCTTGTCTTTTGAAAACAAAACCCATGCCGCACCTCCAAATACCTCTATGTATCTGTTAAATTTTTCTGGAAATCTTTTAACTATCTCTTTTCTTAAAAGTTTCTTTCCACCTATCCATCCTATAAAACTATTCATATAGTACCTCCTTTATTCCAGATAATACTATTATATACGAACATCTGTTCTGTTTCAAGAAAAAAATAAAACCTATCAGATTTAATTCTCTACTGGGCTTAAAATCTTATTGAACTACTATTTTAGTTTATACATTTTGTGCTTGAGATTGCTCTGGATTTAAAGTTGTCTGCTTATTAACATCCATTACATCCGAAACATCTTTACTTTCATCAAAAGCTGGAGCTAGAATCTTACTACTCTTAACCTCTGAATTTATCTTTCCACAAATAGTCTCTCTGAAATGGTCCAGTTATTCTTGAGATATTCCTTGAATCTTTTCGACTATCAGCTTATCAAATGCTTTTCTGTAGCCTATATTCTTAAGTGCTTAAGGTAAAATTTTAACATTTTCTTAACAAAATCACTGCTTAAAAACTACTTGACTTTAAGTTGAAGTAATTTATGCTTTGGAGGAGGTTAAGCAATTGACGCAATTTCCCCTAAGAACAGGGGAAAAAGAAAAAAGTATATTAATTTATGCTTTGTTATCGGTTGAAGCTTCTTTTAGCACTGTTATTGTATTCTATATTTTAATATTACAAAAACTGCCCTGTAATACTTATTAACACATTATGCACATTTTATCCACAGCTAATTGTTAATAATTATATAAAATCCTGTCTTTCGACCAGTTTACCTACCTGTATAATTTAGCATAGACGGTCATACACACCCGACTGACTAACAAGTAATACAATAACAGGAATATTACTTGTCAGAGCCTATTTATTGCATTAGCTAGGCCACACTATACAATTTATTTAAAGTTGCTTGTATGCTTAAACAACTAACCTATACTATTTTAGGATATAGGAAATAAAACTATTGAAAACTTCATTTTTTTGAAATATAATATAGTTGTGACTTAGTTGAATGAAGTTTAATATACTTTATTTGGCTGTATTTAGGGTAGGTATGTCAGTACCTATCCTATTTATTTTTATAAGCTAATTGTATTACTAAGTGTGTACCTTGTCAATACCTTACTGTAGTGATATAATTAATTTATAAAGCACTACAGAGGTGAATAAAATGGCTGTTCCAGAAGGAAAAGAAAGAATAACTCTTACTCTACCTAAAGAATTGAAATCAAAATTTTTAAAAATATGTGAACAGGAAAAAAGAACTCCAAGTAAGCAATTAGAAGTTATACTAGAGAAGTTTATAAAAGAATATGAACAAAAATAAGACCCTAGGCTTTTAATCTTAGGGATAAAAAGCAGGCTTATCTAACTTATTATAAACATCTCTCCAAAATTCTTTAAAACAGGGGCTACCATTTACATATGAAAATATGTTTTCAATCTCTCCTAAAGAAGTGTATGTAATATATGCAGTTTTATTATTATTTAACGTTTGAACTGCTTTCAACTTAACTCCTACATGTATATGCAATACAGTATTCAAGTTGCCAATTAGTTTTTTATTTCCATAGATTCTTAACCTTAAGGCTTTATACTTCTCTTTTCTATTTCTATACCTATAACGCGTCGAATAATCTAAACTGCTATGTAATTCTATATACGCCCTCATAAAGTCCCTATAATCATTTAACCTGGGTAAATACCTAACACTAGCATTTCTGTCAGTCCATCCTATAGCTTTCAATTTCTCTATGTCAAAATGCTTTGTTTTCAACACATATTGTATTTTTGTTTTGTTAATTTGTTCATATATTTCATTCTTGCATAGTATCTGTATCTGCTCAAGAAAATATCTATGCTTATGTCTGAAAATCAGCCTACCCTCCGAGATAGAACCTATCGAAAATATAATTCCTAAAATATAATTATTCATACTATCACCCAAATAAATTATATCAAAAATTTAAAATATTTTCTAAAGGATATTGACTTTTCGTAACGTTAGCGTTACAATGTAATTGAAGATAAGGAAAGGGGATATGGAAAATGTTTAATAAGGAATTGGTTGTAAAGGCACATGAGGAAACAAAGAAAATTAGAACAGAATATCCAGAAATAACATACAGTTTTCAATTTGGGTTGGAAATGAAATATCTCCTTTCTCAAATAAAAGGAGTGGAGAATATGATTAAGTTGATAGGTTCTCAGAAACAAATTGCATGGGCTGAAAAAATCAGAAATGAAAAAATGGGAGACTGGAAAAAAGAAGTAGATTTTATGAAAGATGCTGAAAACAAGAAATATGTTGTTGAACTAACTGCCGCAGCTGAAAGAATTTTTTCTATAGAAAGTGCTTCAACCTGGATTGACTTGAAAGGCCATTCAATTGTAGCTCTTGCAAGAGCCGACATGAAAAAGAGATTAAACAGGTATTGTTTTAATATAGGAACAGAAAAAGCTTTTGCAGACAGATATTAAAAGTATGGTTTGCGGTTAGCCATAAAATCGTAATTATAAGG